CGCAATAAAGTAGCTGGAGAAAAATGACACACGCTGAAGAGAAAGAACTTCTAGAGCTTACTAGAGAGAACAATCAATTATTAAAACTTATACTAAGATTAGTTTAGCACGATGAAGGTAATGATTTCATGACCAACGTCATTGCTAATCTTCTTAGCAATAGAATGGATGGATATGGGCAGAAAGGATCCTACGGCGTTTAAACAACGCTTTGAAGCTTATAAAAATGGTAAATCTGTTAAAGAGATTTATGACGCGGGTTATATCAAGGAGCCTGTAATAACACCGGATCCTTAGTATAATGAATATATTAATTCTCTTCCAGATAACCAAAGACTTACTCCAGAATCTTCATACAGATCTTATAGATATTGGGAGTTGAACGATAAGCCAAAGAACTTCGGTGAGGCTATTGGTAAAAGAATGTTTACGTACGACTTTACTGACAACGGTTGGCATGCAAATAGTGTAGCTCTAAATAAGAAGACTGGTGAATATGAATTCATGAAACCTAATTGGCATAGTACTAAGATGCATGAAGATGCTTGGTACTACAGTAAAGATGGTGCTGATTTTAGATCCGAATATACAAAAAAGCCAGGAGTTGCGTACGATAAATATGTACCTAGATTTAAGAACGGTAAGTCTATATCTGAGATATATGATGCAGGGCTTCCTAGATACGCAGAAGGCACTGAGCTTCCTATAGAACAAATGATGCCGTATATTCTTGCAATAGAAAATCCTACTAAACAAGGTTTGGCAGACGGTGTATGGAGACCACCTACAGATTCTAGTAAATGGGATACTCATGCGATAGGTGGTGGACTGGATATACGAGAAGAAAATAACCCGATTGTATATAATTATCTAAAATCAAAAGGTAGATTGAACAATCCGTATTTAACTGTTGCTGAAGAAGAGATGTTGCGAAAACAAACTTTTGAAAAAACAACTCTTCCTGCATTGCGGAAAATGTACGGTAAATATAAGGACAAAATATCCGAGAAAGGATATGCCAGACTTGCCGGTATGAAATGGCAAGGTCATCCATATTTAATGGCAATCACACCGGATAGTATAACAGGAAAGGCTTTTTTAAATGCAGTTGCTTCTGGGGATAGAGATTTGGATAGTGTGTTTGACGCGTATTATAAGTATCCAGCAAACGCCAAACGTTATGGAGCTAGAATAAATGCAGATGTAAACTATTGGAAAAATTATTCAACTTCATCAAACATAGAACCAAAAAGCGAATTGGTGCAGTTACTTGAACAATAGGACAAAGAAAAATTTTAGCCGTGGTCCAATTATCATTCTCCTGATTACAGTCTTTCCAATCCTGCACCATCTACAATATCATCTTGGAATAATCCAACAAGTCCTGCATTTAATACATCTGGATTATATGCACGTAGAGCAACCAATAATATAAATAATGTTGTTCAAGATATATTGTTTAATGATAAAGATGTAAGCGATGCTTTAAAAGATAATCTTTCTAAGAATGTGTTTGGAGGGAAACGCTTGGGTTTTAAGAATGGAAAGCTGCCTGGATACAGAGGCGGTAAGCCAGAAAATGGCGGCGTAAGATATAATCCAATATATCCTGTAGAAAAACCGCTGACACAAAATCAGCAATATATACAAGGAGATGACGGATCTTGGATACGTTTAACTAATCCTGGAATGGAAGCTGTTGTCACAGCCAGAAGACCAAATGTTGAATCTGATCGACAATATACAGCAAGAAGGATTGCTGAAACTCAACCAGAGAGAACGTGGCTGTCTGATGCCGCGGATATGGCACATATGGTCAAAGAAACAGCAATGGCGTTAGATCCATATACGGCAGTTCCTTATTTTGGAGCACGGGTTTGTGAAGATATTTTGAATGATAATGTTGGTTTGAATACAGCATTAAACGGAATCTTTGCTATAACTCCGTTTAAACAACTTCCGCAATTTACATTAACGCCGATAACTGATGCTGCTACCAGCGTAGTAAAACCAATTAGAAATTTTACAAGAAAGTTAGACAGAGATTATGGAAATTTTGTATTGTGGAAAAATGATTAGTTAGGTCGTGGCATTGAAAATGAGTATATAAGTGCAATGGACGAAACTGGTACAAAAATACAAAATCGAATAGAATCCGATCCAGTTTTACTAGAACGACATTATTACAATCAAGATTTACAAAAATTAAAAGATAGACTTCCAGGATTTGATAAGCTAGAACAGGATTTACTTTAGAGAAATAAAGAGTCTTATAACGAAATAAAATAGTTGTTTGAAGAATTTCCGGAGTACGAATATTTTATTTTAAGAACAGGTAAAAATCCACTAGACCAAGAATCTGTAAAATCGTTTTTAGATTTACAAGGTAGTTCGGTTAGAGGTTTTCATACATCGGATAAAAATTTAATACAACAAAATTTAACTAAAGCATATCCTCAAGCAAGATCATTTTAGTCTGGTGGCGACAGACTTAGAAGTGATGGTGGAAATTATCAATCTAATTCCTTAGAGTTGGCAGAAAGATTTAGACACACCTTAACACCACTAGAAGGTGAATCTGGATATATTGGCTTTTAGAATTTTGATTTTCAAATACCAAATACTTTACCTATACAGCAACAGTTAAGGCTTTATAAAGATCAAATATTCAATGCCAATTATTTTCCATTTAACAAGCAAATGTCTAAAGCTATCGGAAGGCTTCATGGAAGGACTACTCCTAATATTGTAGAAGCTGAATACATGGGTCACGGAAACGTAAAAGCTGCAAACGAACGTGCATATATAAATAATGAACCTACAAATCAATTTTCGCCCGAATATGAGAAAGCTACGCAAAGAGTTACAAAAACTGCTGAAGAATATTGGAAATTGCGCGATAAGTCAATAAAACCTCTTGAAGACGAATTAGAAAATCTTGCAAAAGAAATTCAAGAATTGTCACAGCCTAATATACTTTACAGATTGAACAAACAAGGTTCTAATTATTAGGCGTACATGGACCGTTTCCCAGAAATAGATTATACAAAAGCAAACACATATGCTAAAGTAGAAAAATATAATAAACTTAAACAAAAATTTCAAACGGTACAAAATAAGTTAAATATTGAATAGCAAAAGCTAAAACCACTGCAAGATAAAATTGACAACCTGCGTTCTGATGCAGAAGAAGTTTTGGCTCCTGGCAAGGCAGTACTAACAACAAAAAAACTAGATGTTACCAATAATATAACCGAAGGTCATGGTAGATGGGATACGGCAAATAGATCAGAGGATATGTTTATACCTGTATCTTTTGGAATTGGCGATATGAAACAATACATTCCATATTTTCAAAAAGGTTTATTCTCTAGAACCAATGTTAGGGAAAAAATTATAGAAGCTTCCGAAAAAAGAATGAGAAAGAGAACTGCTTTAGCTCAAGAAGGTTCGTATGTATATCCAGTAAAACGAAGTCTGTTCAACTTTTTATACAAACGTGGAATTAAACCAAAGAAAACCCCATAATTCCAAACACCAATTTAGACTATTCATTATTTACAGGAACATTTTAAAACAAAATAACAGAATAAACTGTACAAATTATGAGAATATATGACGGAGCAATGCTACATGCAACAAATAAACAAAATGTAGCTCCAGGAGAACTCGGACAAGTCGTAAGTTTAGACTTAGGTGACGTTCCAGAAAGAGTAATAAATGATAAAGTAGCCCCACTGATCAAACAACTTGCAAATGTACTTAGTGAATATAAAGTATACCCTTGGTTGTCAATGGGCTATCACGATTTTCATGAAGAAGATACAGAGAATAAACTCTGAAACAAATTAACTTACATATAATTATATGGCAAAGAAAAAGAATACAATTCCGAGCGGATTTGAAGGTATTCTTGATAACATCTTTACTAATCCTGAAGAGGGGGAAGGTGTTACCAACATTGATGATATGAATACATTTGAGGATCCGATCGATGGTGAAAAGATACTTGATGAGCCGCCAGTGAAAGATATGATACTCCGGAACCTCCGGTAACCGGCAATCCCGAACCACCAGTAGATCCTAATCCGGATCCAGATCCTAACAATAAACAGGATGATGATCCAACACAAGATGACATCATAGAGGCTCAGCAAGTGGGTCTTTTCTTTGATGCTCTTGGAGAATCTCTCGGGTGGAATATGGATGAGATCGATGAGAAAGATAGACCTCTTACAGTGGATCAGCTTACAGATTATATGAAAGCTGTAGTAAACGAGAACTCCAAGCCTGAGTACGCGGACGATCGTATACAGGCGCTCGACGAGTACGTAAAGAATGGAGGTAAATTTGAAGATTTCTATCGTAAACAGCAAGAGGCTTTGACTCTTGATAACATTGATCTCGAAGACGAGAATAATCAAAAAGCAGTTGTACGTGAACTTATGCAGCGCAGTGGTTACACTGATGAACAAATTAATAAAAAGATTTCCCGCTACGAAGATAGCGATATGCTGTATGAGGAATCAGAGGATGCTTTGGATAGATTAAAGGCATTACGCCAGAAAGAAGTAGAAGAAGCTACACGACAGCAAGAGGAACTGGCTAGACAGCAAGAAGAGCAATCAAGAGAATTCTTCAATACTGTTAGTAAGGATATAAATGAGCTTACTAACATTAGGGGTATAGCAATTCCTAAAGAAGATCGTAAAGCTTTGTTCGATTATATTTTCAAAGTGGATCAAAACGGACAGTCTCAGTATACTAAAGACTTTAACAAAAATCTATCAAAGAATTTGATCGAATCGGCCTACTTCACAATGAAGGCTGACTCCCTTATATCTAGTGCAAAGAACACCGGAGAAACATCCGCTGCTGAAAAACTTAGGAAAATGTTAAGGCATAGTGCAAAGAATCATAGCACTTATAATGCCGATGATAAACAAAAGTCAGTAACCGACCTTATAGGTGGTATGTTCTGACGCACACAATTATAAATATATATGAATAATACTTTACTTAACAATCTTCAGCTTTATCGCGGACGTCGTTTCAGCGATTTGGTTGATGAGAACATGATTTCAAACGCACTGCTGACCAAGCCTCATGAGATTTCTGGTCTGCTTTCACTGGTATTTGGTACAAAGGATGATGGTATTTCAACTACTATCGACCTGCTGACTGGCGGTCTCGGTAAGACTATGGTCATTGAGAACCGCGAGGTTGAGTGGGCTGTGCAGATTGACAGCGATCACGCTGTAAATATTCGCTGGGCTAGATGGAATGGCCAGGAAATTACTACTGCCAATTATGCTACTATTACCCCAGGTTTGAATAATACTCCTATCTATATTGGTTTGGAGGAGAGGTGGTTAGCTCTGGGCTGAGCCACACTTGCGGGTAACCGCATGGATAATAAATTCCGTTAATTGCTGGAAACTCCTAAAAGTTTTTATACCGTAGAGTAACAATTAAAAACATAGAATTATGAATAATGAAAATGGACAATCAGCAGCCAAGCAAATATTAACAAAGCCTATTCCAGGATGGGAAGACTTATATACAATAAGTTCAGATGGAAGAGTATTTTCTATAAGAAGTAATAAATATTTAAAACCTCGCATGTCAATAGATGGCTATGAAAGAGTTGCTTTATGTAGAGGTCGTTCTTATAGAAGAGAATACAGAGTTCATAGGCTTGTTGCTGAATCTTTTTTAGAAAACCCAAATAATTTGCCACAAGTAAATCATAAAGATTTCAATAGGGCTAACAACTTTGTACAAAATTTAGAATGGTGTACAAATTATGACAATGCTCATTATAGTATATCAAACGGTCGAAATGGATACGACAGACCGTCTTTAAGAAACAATAATACCGGTAGATTTACTATATGTAAGGCTTATACGTTTACAAACATATATAATAATAAGTCGTTTACTATAATAGGCATACAAAATGTTGCAAGTCAATTCGGATGTACAAAAGCAAACGCCTCTGCAATATTGCACAAATATGAAAATACTGGAGCGTTTGTAAAAAATGGATATTTAAAAGGTTTAAAAATAGATTCAGAATATTTGAAGGTTCAACGACTAGTCGATAATGACGTACCCTTAAGTGAGGGGAAATGCGGAACATCCCAAGTGGATGAAGATATAGTCTAATCTTTATAGAGATATAAAGCTGCTTGTATCCTAAGTAGTACAAGCGGGCGCAAATTAACGAATTGCGTCGAATACAGGACTGTTGGTCCTGGAGCTATACTTAGTTTTGACGATTATAAATTCCAGGTTCGTACTCAGGGTGTTCCCACTCAGGATGGTAGTTCTTGGGTTTATGAGTGTTATGTAGTAGATGGTTCACAGGCTGCTTATATTCCCGGTGAGTTCCTGCTTCCTGGTCGTCAGGTAAGCCGTATTGGTTCTGCTTACGAGGAGTACAGCGATGAGGCTGATATCATCAACTATCAGACTCCATTCAAGATGCGCAACCACCTGCAGACTCTCCGTCTGGAATACAACATCACTGGTGACGCATACAGCACTGTACTGGCTATCGCACTGACAGATCCCGAGACCGGTAAGAAGTCTTATCTGTGGTCTGATTATCAGTACTGGTTGGCTCTGCGTGAGTGGAAGAAGCGTGAAGAGACAGCTCTGCTGTTCTCTAAGAGCAACCGTCTGAGCGATGGTACTTATATCAATAAGGGTACAAATGGACGTCCTAAACTTTTAAAAATTATCATTTTAAATAAATGGGCACGCAGAGCGTAATCTCTGCGCGATTAAGTTTCTTAATTGCTGGAAACTCTAAATATAATTACAATTAAGTTTGTATAATCATCATATGGATATAAAGATGGATAGACAATCAGCAGCCAAGCACGACTTGGTTTTTAAGCCATTCCCAATTGATTTGGGAGGATATGAGCAAAATTACAAGGTCACAAATGATGGCCGAGTGTTTTCTGAATACATGCAAGATTTCTTAAAACCTTACTGTACAAAAGGAGGTTATGTAAGATACAAAATAAATTATGGTGATAGAAATAAGAAATTTTAGGCACACCGATTAGTAGCACTTGCATTTATTCAAAACGATGATCCTGAACATAAAACGCAAGTAGATCATATAGATAATAATCGTACTAATAATCGTGTAGAAAATCTCAGATGGATGACTCCGAAAGAGAATACATGGCACGCTATAGATTCTGGAAATCGAGACAGATTTAAATACACTCTTATTCATTCTAAAACAAAAGAAAAATTAGAATTTAGTAATGCTCATAAAATCAGTAAATATTTTGGCAAAGCGTATTAGATAGGAACTATAAATAAATATGCAAATACAAACAAACCAGTTCCATCCGGATTTTATACTGATTGGCTTATTTACAAAGAACCTGTCGTGAAGGTTCAACGACCATCCCTGGCGAGGGAGTAGGGGCAAGCGTCCCGAAATGGAAACAACCCGACTTCTAAATTATTAGAAAGGGTTTTGATATGGTCTGATCTCTACAGAAATGTAGAGCTGGAAGGATTGGCAGACCGGAGTCCTTCCGATCTAGAATTAGCGATTCTAGGTGAACAACATGGTTCCTACGATGTCTGGTTTGTTCGAGCAGATTAGCCCAGCTAACATTCGTTACTACACCAAGCTTACTGCTGAGTTGTTCGAGGATTATCTGTTCGATCTCTGCTACAATATCCTGGGTACCAATGAGCGTCGTTTCGTTGCTCTGACTGGTGAGATGGGTATGCGTGAGTTCGACCGTATCCTGAAGGATAAGGTAGCTAGCTTCAACATGTGTGAGAATATCTTCGTTACTGGTAGCGGTCAGAACCTGACTCTCGGTGGTCAGTTCACTACTTACAAGATGACGAACGGTATTGAGCTCTCACTGAAGCGCTGTCCTATGTTTGACAATATGGAGCTCTTCCGTCAGCTTCATCCGCTGACTGGTAAGCCACTGATGTCTTACACCTTCTTGTTCGTTAACATTAGCAACTTCGACGGTCAGTCTAATATCGTTAAGGTATGTCGCAAGGGTCGTGAGTTCGTACAGTGGTATACTGGTGGTTCTGTAGCTCCTAATGGCTATGCTAACAGCATCAATACCCTGCGTTCTAACAGCCGTGATGGTTACCAGGTACACTTCCTCGGTGAGGTTGGTATTATCGTACGTAACCCGCTGTCTTGCGGTATTCTGTACTGCGATGCAGAAGATACTGAGATTTCAAACGACGGTATCTGATCATTATAATAAACAAATAAGTATTCGACGGGGGTCGAAAGACCCCCTGTTCGATACTCAACATACTAGTAAACTATGGTAGTTGAACTTAAAATCAAAAAGAAGAATCCCTGGATCGGGTTGATTAAATATAAGAATTGTTTTGATTATATTGCTCCTTATTATACTCGTTCCGGGTCGATATATACGGGTCTCACCCCAGAAGATGAGAGATATTTTGAGAAAGCTTTAGGTTACGAGGAGGGCCATCTTTCAAAAACATCAGATTTTTGGACAACCTTCTCTGTAAAAGTTGGCGCACGTACATTGTTGCTCGACGATTCAATTCCCCGTCAGGCTATGATTATCAAGTTCCTTACTGGTCATAAAAGAGTGGCTACATCACTTGATAAGCTTGATGCAGGTAAAGATTATTTGTTGATCAATCGTGAAGCAGAGGCTATTGAGCAGAACAAGCAGAATAAGCTTCGTCGCGATGCTATTAAAGAGTTTGATTCACTTACTCTTGAGCAAATGCGTAAGTGTCTGCGCCTGTTTGGTATGAGCGCCGATCGTATGTCAAATGAGCTTGTAGAGTCTACTTTGTTTAATCTTGTAGATAAGAATCCTAAGAAGTTCTTTGATAAGTGGGTTAACAATAAGACTAAGGAAACAGAGTTCTTGCTTGAGAATGCTATTGCTAAAGGTGTTATCCGTAAAGATAAGACACATTATTTCTACGGAAGCGATATGTTTGCAGATACACTTGCAGATGCAATTGCATACCTTGATAGTAAGAAGAATCAGGATCTAAAACTTTCAATTATTAACGAAGTAGAAAATAAGTGATCTAACGATCAATAACAACGAGATATGGCGCACAACGATGTATATATAAAATTCATGATAGAATATGACAAAGCTAACGTTACTTCGTCATATCCGTCGCTTACAAAATACGAAGCTGCTGTAATTCTTAACAAAGCTTATTTAGCTTTGATAGCTCAAAAGGTTACTGGTAATAATGTACGCAGAGCTCCATTCGAGGCAGATACAAAGGCTATCTCAGATATACAAGAGCTTATTACATTTGAGAATATTGCAAGATTTAATCCTAATCATCCTACAGCACAAAACTCAGTATTCTATGATCTTCCTGATGATTTCTTATATTATGTATCAGGTATGATCAATATATCAGGTACACTTTGTCCTGTAACACTTGTTAGTCATGAGATTGCACAAAAGTTTAAGCAATCTATTTCTAATAGACCTTGGATAAAGAATGCTGTTGCTTATATAGAAGGTGATTGTATTATTGCACTGTATGATAATTACATGCACGATATGAGCGGTCTTGTAAGAATACCAAGTGACTTCCATATGACATACATAAAAGAACCAGAGAAGTTCACAGAACAGTTTAATGGAACATTTGAGCTTAATGATACGATGGCAGAAGAATTAATATCACTTGCTGTACTATTTGCTCTTGAGAATGTAGAATCTACAAGATTGCAAAGTAAAGCACAAACAAGAGGACTTGAAGCATGACACTACCACAAACTAGACAATTAGGCATAGAAGTTGAGCGTAGGCTTCAAACTATTCTGCCAACACTTAAACTTGAGAATAAGATAGATACAGAAGATATCTACGCTTTTCTTAATCAATTTCAGAAGTAGTATATAGATTAGTTGTATAGACAGAACGATCAGGTAGAATCTGGCTCCAGAACAGCCGTTCTGATCGAAGATCTCTTACATACCTTAACAACTCACCAGATACTTACAAACGGCTCAACAGGGAGCTCAAATGATGTTAAAAGTAAGACGTTCGCATTCCCTACTAATTACTATGCTTATGTACGTTCTGTATCAGATATAACAGGTACATATAAGAATGCTAATGCACAAGCTAAGTTATCTAATGTACTTGTTAAACAACCTGATGCAAACATGGTTATAAATCAAGCATATGATCAGCATAGAATACTTAGAAATCCTGTAGTCATACTTGAATCTGATGGTATTAAAGTAATTCATGATGAGTATACTACAATTAACAATGTAGATCTTACTTATATTAAATTACCTGCTGATTTTAGTGTAATTACTGATACTGCTTGTGAGTTACCGATGGAATGTTTTAATGATCTTGTTGCTGGTGCTACTGATTTATATATAAGACATCTTACAGCTACATAGCCTAAACAACAACCACGTAGACAAAGAGAGGAGACTGAAGAATGACAAATATTGAAATAATCGCTAATTTTGAGCGTGAGATTAATAAAATCAATGATGCTGTCAATAAGCCAGCCACTGAAGATTCTTTGTTTTGGTTGAATCAAGGTATAGCAAAGTTTTATAAACTTAGATTTAACGGAGACTTTGTACATAAAACAGGTTATGAACAAACTGAGAAACGTAGACAAGATCTTATTTCTCTGTTCAGAACTGTGTCATTCTCAAATGTTGCTAAGACCGAAACACATGCTAATTATGATGTATATACTGTAAACTATCCTGCAGATTTTTTATATGCTCTCAATGAAGATGTAATTATAGATTCTGCTAGCGGTGGACATGAGATGGATACATGTGTATTCGAATGTACACAAGATAGTTTTATGTATAGAATAAATAATAGTCTTACTGACTTCCATTATAAGTATCATAGAGCTAGACCTTTGCGTATACGCTTTGATAGTGGTTGTAAACTTCTGACAGATAAGAATTACACAATTAAATCCTATACCTTAGGCTACTTAAAAAGGCCTACTGAACTTACACTTGACGATCCGCGTGCAGAATACGTGGATTTCAAGGATGATATAATGTACGAGATTATTAAGATGGCTGCTCAAATGTATATTGAGAATCAAGCTGATCAAAGATATCGTACTATAACAGATTAGGTACTTACACAAGAGTAAGACCTATAATAATTTTAACGTGGAAACCCCAGCTGGTTAGGTCCAGACTCCGAAAGGAACGTATAGGGGGAGTAGAAAAAATTAATTTAAATTATGATTACATACGTAAATACTGTACTTGTTAGCAATCTGGCTACTGGTGCTGTGCTGAACGCTGCTCCTGCTTCTGCAGCTTCAATCAATACTGCATCTGCTGATGCTGGTAAGTTTATCATTATGAACTGCGACGACAATATCGCAGCTAATAAGCTTTATGATGTTACCGCTGGTAATGCAGGTGATATCAATACTATTAAGATTGGTATCGTAACGAAGAAGAACTCTGTTCTCCGCAAGCAGGATGGTACTGTTGAGTACATCCCCATCATCAAGTGGTCTAACGAGATTAAGGCTGCTGATATCAAGGCTTTGAACGCCCTGACTTATGCTGCTGATACTGAGGACGTAATCACTATCGACTTCAGCAATCTCGATGCACAGCTTGAGAACAAGTTTGCAGAGGGTGGCAAGCGTATCATCGTTCGTCTGACATTCAAGGATATGCCTCATCGTTTCCGTAAGTGGACTGAGTCATATGAGTATGTTACCGAGGTTGGTGACGACGCAGCTTCTATCGCAACTAACATTGCTAATAAGATTAATTCAGAGTGGAAGCGCGCTCGCGTATCTGCTACTGGCACCGCTTGTAAGGTTGTCCTGACAGCTCTGCCTTATGATGATGACGATAGCGTTGATTCACTCAGCTGGGCCAATAAGGTTCGCTTCAATGCTAATGTTTATTACACCGATCCTGCTGCAGACGGATGGGAGTCAACAAACAAGCATTTCCCAACAGGAGTAAAGATTGATAAGGTTCCTGGCAAGCAGTACGCTGCTTCTGCTAAACTGGTACGTGACCGTGAGTCTCAGGCTATGGGTTATCTCGGAATCCTGAACCGTGGTGAGGGTACTTGGCCTATCATCAAGCCTGCTATGGAGACTGATCTCACTGCTCAGTACGATGCTCTTACTCTCGAGTTTGAGAACATGTACCGTGCTGCTGATGACATCTTCCGTAAGACAAAGCAGACTGTAGAGGTTTATGGCATCACTGGTCAGCTCGCTGGCTTGAAAGCTATCCTCGATGCCTTTGTTGGTTAATTTTATCAAAAATATATAAAACTGGCTATGGGTGGGCAACGCCCATCTGTAGCCTTTTTTATTAACATATTGCAATATGAGAAAAATAAGAATTGGTAATGACATTAGACTTAAACTCAAGATTGAGCCGAATACCCAAGCTGGATTTGACAAGATTGATGAGTTTGATTAGTCTAGTGTTAAACAGCTCAGATGTTATCTGATCAATGTGGATTACTTCCGAAAGAAGAAACCAGCTGGTCCGATGCCATTTAAGAGAGTTGGGTTCCCAGAATTCTATCGTCCAGAACATCATAATATAAATAATGCAGGTTTTCCTAGTTATCATATGATGCCTGCGAATATGTGTAATTACGATAGATTTGAACCTGATTTCCACGATTTCCATTGGTGGCCTGGTTTTAGAGGATTTGGTTTACATCCTGAGCGTTTTCATGATCATTGCCCGCATATACAGCATGGTCCAAGACCAAAGCCGTCTCAATGCGGATTTGAGCCGTGGTATAATCCAATAGATCCACATATTGGACATGAACATGTTCCTGCTTGTGCGTTACCTCATTTCCCAGAATCAGAACCGTATGATATCTATGGACGTCCTGTAGAAGATCACAGACATCCTAATCCATTCTTACCTTATTACCTTGCTGATTCTCAAGTCACAAACGTAAAGAATGTAATCACTTGTATGTTCCCCGCAGTTCAATAGAAGTTGTGCGGTACATATAAATTAGTTGTCGTTCTGACTGTATTTGAACAAGGATGGGGACGTCACAATCTTCGCACGTATACTATCGATAGAGGCGATGTATTTGAACTGGTAGATGATGAAACTGGAGAATCTGGTGCTATAACTATAGACGCAGATGCAACAGGAACAAGAGAAAACCCATTTAAATATATTTATGCTGAGACAGATAATTATACAATCGCTTCTAGTAGTGAAATGAAGATTGGAGGATCTGATCTAGAAGGAAAAGACTATAATATATACGCCATCCTTCAAGACGATACTACAGTTTTGTATAATCCGTATGATTGGCATTTCCCAGAGTTGGTATTTACATCATCTAATCCTGATGTAGTATCGGTAGATAAATTCGGCACATTAACTGCTCACGATATTAATTCTGTAGAAGATACTGTTACTATAACAGTAAAAGACATTGATGAAAATCTTTCGTTTAGTTATACCGTAAAAGTAAAGCAAGTGGATACTATTAAAATAGGATTTGATCTTACAGACGATATTAACCAAATGTCTGCAGATAATGCAAATCTTGGCGAATATAGTTGTAAGAGTAAAATATATTCTATCGCTAATATTGAATCTGGTCGTTATTTATGGGTGTTCTCTCAAAGGAGAATTCATTACGTTAAGGCTGTTGAAGACGAAAATGAAGAATTGGCAGCAGAATTATCTTCTGGATTTAGAGTGCCTATGACAACTGCTGTAATTAAAGATAATTATTTTGTTTATCGTAGTGCAGCTCCTATTTTGTCTGGTGACATGAATATTAAAATTAAATTCGCATAATGGAAGCAAATAAGAAAATTAGAGTGTATGGTACTCTTATGAACCATACGTTAGATAGAAATATATCTGACAATACGCACAATGATGCGCTTGCATATGCATATCAGCTTTATGATGATCGCTTTGGTGTTACTCCTAATGCAAATAACTTCCAGGATGTGATTAATAAGCGTCTTACTGCTATTTCATATGCAGACGGTGTTACTACTATTGAAAATAGAGACCATTCTCAAGGTAATCCGTATATGTTTGTTGTAAAAGGCAATACTAATATAGGCGGTAATCTTACTATCGACGGTGATCTTATTGTCAACGGCGAAGGCGGAGGAGGTGAATCTTTCGATCCATCAGATATACTCAATCAGTTAGCACAATTGCAAAATGAAGTAAACGCTCTTAAACAATTGTGGCATCTCTCTGCAGATGGAACTAGAGTTGTATCTGATAGACCAGCTGTAGCTGAAGGATTTTATGATTCTACTATGAACGCATAATTTGTAAAGATATGATGAATAATTTTAGAATTTTTAATTGTAGCTCATGTTGGGAACCATAGAGAACAACATGTAGTTCTTGTCAGGAAGAAGAACCTGTTCAAGAGTGTGGTTGCAATGAATGCAATAAATGCGCTTGTAGTGAACCAGAAATAGCATGTGGTCAAGAAATATGTTGTAGACCATGTTGGGATACATGCAAGTGCATGGACGAGATAAAAAAATTACAAGATAGTTGTTCTGAAGTACATACTGCTCTTAATAATATTGATGGCAGATTTACTCGTGATGAAAAGACTATTCAAGATAATTATAATTATCTGTCTAAACTGATAGGAGATCTTGCTGAAAAAGAAGAACAAGATATCCAAAATGAACGCAATAGGGCTATAGGAGAAGAGCAAAGGATTGAAAATAAACTTGATGTTTATATTAATTCAAATGACGCTGCTCTTGCAGCAGAAATAGCCAGAGCCACAGCAGCTGAGACTGCTATAGACGGTGCTCTTCAAAGAGAAGTAGCACGTGCTATGGCTGCAGAAGATGAAATAGACGATGCTTTAGAAAGAGAAATTGCTAGAGCTACTGGAGCAGAAACTACTATAAATAATAGTTTAGTGTCTGAAATAACTCGTGCAATGGCAGCTGAGCAAGGACTTAATAATGATATTGATGCTCTTGAAAGGAAGCATAACGCAGACATTCAAGATATGAATGATCATTTAGATGATATTATAGGTATAGATGCAGCTGGTGTAAGTGAAATCAAAGCTGTATTGTCAGATAATGATACTACAACAGGTATTATAACAGAACTTGCAAAGAAAGCAGATAAATCGAGTATGACTCCTGGTTCTTATACTAAAGTTACAGTTAATGGGCAAGGTATAGTTACCGCAGGATCAAATCCCGACACTATCGCTGGTTATGGTATCACAGATGCTTATACTAAATCTGAAGTAGATGGTAAAACATCTAATTTGCAAAATGCTATAAATTCAGAAGCGGAAAGAGCTGGAAATGCGGAAAGTGCTTTATCTCAGAATAAGGCAGACAAAGCTAATATGACTCCAGGTACATATACTAAAGTAACGGTAAACAATCAAGGTATAGTAACATCTGGTTCTAATCCTACTACTCTTGCTGATTATGGTATTACAGATGCTAGAATTGATAACGGTACTATTATTCTTGGTGGAACATCTATTACTCCAATTACACAGCAACAAGATATTTCAGGAAAAGCTAATCTTTCTGATGTTGTAACTAGTGTTACATAGAGCGGAAATAATATAATCGTTACAAAAGGAAATGGCTCTTCTAACACCATAACATTGCCGACAGATCAAGCATCACAAGTTGCTAATATAAATCAATAGCTTGCTGATATTATAAATCGTATTTCTGTTCTCGAGGGACTTTGGACCGACAACGGCTCTACTCTTACTGCTAAGAATGGTAGATCTGTTACTGGTGCTGGATTTTATGATAGTACAATTTAAATTTAATGCTTATGTTAAAAATGGCAGTTTATTCGGAGGCTAATGCGATCCTAGGTAGTTCGCTGTCTCCAAGTAATTATTGTATTTGTAAAGCCACTGCTATTGCAAACGGAGCCGATGCTAGTAAAATAGAATAGATAGTAGCTAATGCTGCTAGCAATAGATTAATACCTGTTAGTGCATTACAGACCGCAATAGTTACATATACTATTAGATTCTTGGACTGGGATGGTACTGTATTAAAAACCGAATCAGTAGCAGCAGGATCTAATCCAACTCCTCCAGCTAATCCTACTAGAAAATCAAGATTACATTGCTACATATACACAGGATGTTCAACAAAATACATATACTATTGTATTCGCAGAAAATAGAACATATCGTCCTGGTATATATTTTGTAATGAATAATTATACCGTAGTTCCTGTTTCCTCTTCTGGATCCATAAATAGTTCTGATGTATTAGGCGTAGCTTATCTCGCTGCTAATCCAATAGATAGTTTCTTAATAGATACTGTCGATGCAGAAAATATTTAGTTTGGATACCCATAGGTAAATGGTCAATATGATGCAGAAACAATATTCAACTCATAGGGTTATCATGGATATGATACCACACAATTATTAATGCAAAAACAAAATTCATCGTCTCCTATGCCATCTATAACTCATTGCACAAATCGTGGAGCTACATTGGGAGATATGTATAATTCGTGGTATATTCCAACTACCTTAGAGCTTTAGTCTATTATAGGTAAATTAGGTGATATAAATAATGCTATGGATTTTATAGGAGGATCTCCTATTTTATTTGATTAGTTAACTATTTCAGAAGGATAGTCATACGAGATACACAGCGGATCACATCCATATTGGACTTGTACTTACAAAGATACTGATTTATCTAGCGTTACAGTATATTGTCCAGTATAGTTAACACAAACGATTATAACAGGAATTGATTATTAGACACATCAATCAATTACAAACTAGGTCACTACATATTCATACGCTGATCATTATCAATATGCAAATGTTACTGCAAATTTAAGATTGATTAAACATGTAAATGTTGCATGTCCTGTGACGCCTTTAGGAGAAATATATCAAACAATGACTGTTGCTGAAGGAGTTACTCCTGATCCAAACACTCCATCTAAAGAAGGTTATGTATTTGGTGGATGGTTTCCAACGTTATATCCGGCTGACAAAAACGAAGTATATACGGCAGATTGGTACGAAGAGTAGACTCCAGAAAATCCTTATGCTATATTCTGCGAAGGAGTAGCACCTGGTGGCATTGTATACGTAGATGTTCATGCAACAAGCCTTAGTATTTCTTGGACAGGTCCAACTCCTATAGACAACCAATGGGATGTTAGCGGATCTGGTCCCGGACAAGCTCAAGCTGGATATCATAGTTGGGGAAGTGGATATCTTAATAATCTTAATTTTACATCTACAACAACTATATAGAATGGAGCTTCTGTTGCATATACCGTATATGCCGTACATCCGTCTGCAGGAGAAAGTACATCAATTGGTGGTAGTTGGGAAGTACGTGTAGTAGAATCACATTAATAAATTATGATACAACATTTATCACATACAATACAGAGCATAGGATCTACTATAAACACCATGGTTAATGGTAGTGCTGTAGGTAAGTTCCTATTGGGGGCTTGTTCTGCAGTAGTAAGTTACTTTGCCCCAATATGGTATCTGTTGTTAATATGTTTCGCCACTACTGTCATAGACATGGTTTATGGCTTTAAGGTAGCTAGGAAACTAAAAAAGAAGATAGAAAGTAGTAAGAATTGGAATGGTACAATTCGTAAGATAAAAGATGAAGGCATAATATTGGCCTTATTACACGGCTTAGAATGGGCTGTGTTCGACGAATCTGGAGTATTCCTGCTTACTGGAGGTGCGGCCGTAATCATCACATTAACTGAGATTTGGTCGATAATAGAGAATTTAAATACATTAGATCCTAAAGGTCCATGGCGATTACTCGGCAAGTTCCTGCGTAAGAAGGGCGAGGACTATACTGGAATAGATCTTGATTTTGAAGATGGAAATACTGACGATTCTGGCGTGGCTAAAGAGCCACTGGAAGACAGTCATTAAGGGCATTTGCGCGGCTTCTGTTGCGTTTTTATTGCTCTGGGGATGTAATACCCACAGAAACAATATAAAGCTTTCACAGGAGCTAGAAATGGCTCAGAACAACATTGAAGCCTATTAGGGGTTGTTAGACAGCTCCTAGTAGGCTAATAATGTTTTAAGACTGGACATTAAAGATTTGTAGAACTAGAAGGATGAAGCATTGCATAGAGTTGATAGTATTAGGAAGCTTTTGAAGCTCAAACCTAAAACAATTTCTGTAGCTGCAACCTAGTCGTAGATTATAAACGTTAACGATAGTAAGGGAGTTGAGGGGGGTAATATAATTACTATACTTAAAGATACTACTTATTAGGATAGTATAAAATATAACCCTTTGACTACTGTATACTATACTATAGGTACTGATACTGTTAATGTAGGTTTAAAAGTAGAGAATGATATGTATTTCTACTTATATACTGAAAGACAGTATAAGAATAAAAAGAATTTCATAAAACGACTATTTACATGGGATTGGAAGAAGATAAATATACATAAGTATGAGATATATAATACTAATGATATAATTAAAACTGACAACGTAAGAGTAGTCGAAATAACAGATAAGTAATATGAAGACTTCACCAAGAAAGACATCTCTTAGGGAGATAATAGATGATATACTTCTCTTGGCAAGAAATAGCAACATTAGTGAGAGTGAAGACTTTTCAAGGTCTCATATAGCTGCATGGGTAGACCATTACCGCAGGAAACTGTGGAAAGATCATTTGGATCGCATTAAAGAGCAAGAAAAGGCTGGTGCATCCCTCGAAGATCTCGTAGATGGAGAATTTATCCTCCTAAAGGAAACAGGGCCTCACAAGCTCAAGAAAGTGCCTTCTGGGGATCCTGATAGAGACACATTCACTAAGGTTACTGAAGATACTTTTGAGAACATATTTGGTAATAAATGGACTAGTATTCTTGCTGTGCACGATGAGGCCGGTGAGAATATTTAGTATGTTAACCATATACGCAGACATTACCAGTATTGGAGAAAGTATACGTTCGGAGAGATGACAGCTTATTATATGGACGATAAGCATATTTATGTATAGGGTTTGCAGGATCAAGATGAATTAGAATACATCTATGTACTGGCTATATACGAAGTGCCAGAGGATGATGCAGACGATGAAGATGCAGAGGATCCGGATGAGGATGATGTACAGATTCCTACATGGATGGTTCCTGATATAAAGAACCTTATAATGAAGAATGAGCTTGCATTCATGCTTCAGAGACCAAGTGATGATGATAATAATTCAACACTCGACGGTATAAAGCCGGACGGACCTAAGGAGGATGAGAAGTAAACAGTCATTGACATTTAGAGACATGTACCGTACAATGCCAATAGAGGTTGATTACAGCCTCTATAAGCGCATTTTAGACGAGATGTGTACAGTTATTCTAGAATACGTATTAGAGCGCTCAGAAGGCTTTAAAATGCCTTACGGGCTTGGTTTCATTTAGGTGGGCAAATACAAGCCCAAGACGCTTACTCCAGACTCGTTATCTGTGGATTATAAAGCAAGTAAAGAATACGATAAGAAGATCTATCATTTGAATGAACATTCTGATGGGTATAAATATAGATTATACTGGTCTAAGATACCAAGAACGTTCCCTGATAGATATAAATACTAGTTAAGTCTAGTACGCTAGAATAAACGCAAATTAGCTCAACTAATATTCAACAAACACGATTATATAGATATAAATGATATACAAATATACAAAGTGTGAATCAGTCATAGCAAAGATCATGGCTGATTTAGATTCCACAGAAGTAAAGAATCGTACTACAGATATACGAGAGTGGATATTTGAGGCCGTGGATAAGATTGGTGCTCCTATGTAGTATATCACACGGGAATCAGGAACAGATGGATTACCTGTATTAAAAATACAGGACTTCTAGGTTCCTATTCCAGATGACTTATAGGTATTAGACGGTGTAGCTTATTCTGAGCATCCTACAGGCCCTTGGGTACCTATGAGTACTATGACGAGGATATTTAAATCTAAGCAATACAATAGACCTCATATACACCCAACAGCTACTGTAATGCATGATC